AATAGACCAGTAGGCGATGCCAATACACATAGTTTACAAGAGATTTGGAACAATTCTATAGAGTTACAAGATATGAGAGATGCACAACATGAAGGTAGACAAGAAGAAACTACCCCATGCGAGTCATGTTGGGCTAAAGACGCATGGATATGGAGGTTAGAAAATGGCAAGTTCACAAAATGATTTACTTCAGATGTTATTAAGAAACGCTGTTACAGCAGATAATCCTAACGTAGCAGCAAATGCACCAGATATTTTGAGTGGGAATTTTCAAGGAGCAATTAGAGGTGCTGGAGGAGGAAGTGTTGGGGAGTTTATGCCCAAAGTGCCAGAAACTCCAAACATTCCTGTAACACCAATGGACACAGGAACATATGGAGCAATGCCTAATTTTAAAAGCGGTATGCAGAATGTAATGGAAACTTCTATCGGAGAACCTATTAGCACGTTTGATGACCCTTTTTCTGGCGTGGCAGATAATATTACAGAAGGAACCATTGGTTCTGCAGCAGGGGCATTTACAGATGATATGCGAGCTTTATTTAACGAAACGGATAAAGGGATGAAAACTGGAATTGAAGATACAAAGCCAATATTTGATCCTAACTCTGGGGCTACTTTTTTTGAAAATAGTCCATTGGGAAGGTTTAGTTTGAAAGGAAATGCGTTGAATTTAACTGCTCAAGGACTTAACAAACTATTTGAGTTGTTAGGGATGGAAAAACCAGAAACGAATATGATGGAGGATATCCCTGACGAATACAGTGCAATACAAGGTTCAGGTAGATATCCATTGGAAGATGTTTCTACAAGATTTGATCCATTCAGTTCATATTAGTATTATTTAGGGAGATAAATATGCCAAAAGTAGGTGGAAAACATTATTCCTATACTAAAAAAGGTTACAAAGCAGCAGCGAAGGCACGAAAAAAAATGAAAAGAGGAAAAAAGAAGTAGTGGATACCAAGTTTATTATATCTCTAGCGATTGGATTAGCACTACAAGCAGCAGCAGGGGTGTGGTGGTTAGCTACCATGTCGGCTAAAGTACAACACAACGACTTTCAAATACAAATGATATCTAAAGATGTAAGTAAAAACTCATCATTTGTAGAACTATGGCCTGCTGGTAAATGGGGTAGTGGTAGCCTTCCTTCTGATGTGAGGCAAGACTTGAAGATTGCTAACTTAGAGATGCAAATGCAGAAATTAAATGAAAAAATCTATAATGGTGGTTTTAAAAAATGATTCCCATTGTAGTACAGGCAAGAATGGATTCAAGACGTTTGTATGGCAAGGTATTGATGCCTATCACAGGTGGTTGTGCTTTAAGTCATTTGTTAGACAGATTGTTTATGACAGAAATGCCAGTCATTGTTGCCACTTCCGATAGAGATGTAGATAAACCTATTCAAATGTTTTGTGAGCATTATGAAATTGAAGGGTTTTATGGAGCAGTGGAAGTGCCGAAAAGGTTATGGTCTGTTGCTGAAATGAAAAATGTGGATCACATTGTCAGAGTAACTGCTGACGATATACTCGTTGATCCAGAATATCTCAGGAAAGCAGTGAAAGAACATTTACAATATGAAGCAGATTATACCTATATACCAAAGTTACCTAGAGGTTTTGACTGTGAAGTAATTTCTAGGAGAGCATTGTTAGAGGTAATGAAGATAGATTCCAGTACAGAGTTTATTGGAGATATTTTAAAAGACAGAACTTTTGTACATGAAGTAGAGGTAGAGAAAAGGCATAGAAAGCGTTTCAACTATGAGTTAAATGAATATAAAGACTTGAAAAGATTAAGAGAGTTATTCTCTGATTTGTTTAGTAATCATTCACCGCCATTTTGTCTCGATCAAGTTATCGAGTATTTAGATTATAAAAAGTCAAAGGAAAAAGTGCGATGAACCCATTCTTCACAGTTTATATTCCGTTTCATACTTATGGTTATGCCATTAAGGCAAAAGATGCGTTACGTTCTTTAGATGCCCAGTCGTTTACTTCATTTGAAACGATACTGATAGCCAATGGCACTTCGTTTCCCAGTTGGATGAACGAAGGTGATGTGTATAAAAGTACTGGCGTATTTGGTAGAAAGATTATAGGTGGTGAATATCATACGTTGGGAGCAGCAGCCAATGCAGCGATAGCGTTAGCGAAAGGTAACTGGATAGTCAGGTTAGATGCTGATGATTACCTTGATTCTCAAGCATTGTGGCACTTTGTAAATACAATAGAGCAACACTCTCATAAACCTATTATAGGAGTGCAAGGACATTGGGATGAAGATAATCCTGATAAAGTGATGGGAGCAGGGTTAGCGATACAAACCAATCTATTAAAAGAAGTAAGTGGATACAATGAAGAAGAACCTATCAATGATGGAGAGAGTATTGTTCGCAAAATATCTAATGAAGTTTTTGGAACTGTTACATCGAAATGGGGATTAGTTAGGACAGAGAAACCCATTTATAATTATGAACGACATGAGGGGAGTATGTCATGTCCAGGTTAGCGAAGCTATTCGGACCTGATGCCAAGTATCCTCTAGTACGTTCCTATCAAGAGAAAGAAGCACCAGAATTAGAGTTTATTGCAGGACCATGTTCTATAGAAAACTTGGAACAGATATATGCCATAGCCTGTAAGGTACGACAAGCAGGAGCCACTATGTTACGAGGTGGTTGTTATGTATATGGAACGTACCCTCCAGAGAATAGTGGATTTGTAGCAGATAGATCACTATCTCTTTCAACAGCAGCAGATGGAAACAATCTTCCTTGGATAGTGGAAGTGATGGATGTACCAGATATGCAACACGTTACCGATGCAGACTGGATACAAATAGGTATGCGTCATGCACAACATTATCCGTTGTTGAAAGCGATAGCTTCTTATGGAAAGAAAGTATTACTAAAGCGTGGTTCATGGATGACAGTGGATGAAACGCTTGGAGCTATAGAGTATTTGCTTCAACATGGAGCAGAAGATGTAGCAATATGTGAGAGAGGAATGGTTAGTTTTGAAGACCATTGTAGGTGGAGCTTTTCTGCTTCGTTTATTGCGATGATAAAAGAATATACTGCATTGAAGATAGTAGCTGATCCTTCTCATGGCAGTGGTGATAGGAAGTTAGTTCCTAGACTTGCTAGAGCAGGAGTGGCAGCAGGAGCAGATGGTGTGTTATGTGAAGTGCACCCTAACCCTGACGAGTCTGTTTCCGATGCAGAACAAGCGATTGATTACGACACCTTTGAAGAATTAGTGAAATGGTGCAAAGGAATAAAGGGATATATGGATGCCTAACAATCTGGCTATGCAAAGAAAAGAGTTTGGACAAAATGTAGGTGGTATTAACGACTCTACACAGATAACATCTGTTCGAGATTTTGAAGCATTAGATATCCATAATGTAAGGTTAATACCTACCGGTGGAATACAGAAACGTAAAGGATATTACGTTGTCAATACAGCCAGTCTTGTTGGTTCAGGAACCATTACTGGCATTTATAATTATTTACGTTTTACTGGAAACTCAGATTTGATTATCTGTGTAAATAGTGGAACTTCTGCAAGTAAAATATATAAGAAAGATGCCGGAACAAATACGTTTACTTCTATTACTCCTTCCGGAACTTTTTCAGGTGGCGATGTAACTTTTGCTGTATCTAACGATATACTGATGATTGCGTCTGACGGTGGTTCTAATATACTACAATGGAATGGTTCTGCTACTGCTTGTTCTGATTTGAATACTGCTACTGCTCCTTTAGGGCAAGTTGTAACAGATTGGAATAGACACGCTGTTGCTTTAAAGATACCGGCAAGAGGAAGTAACTTTGAAATATCACATCAAGGTGATTCTACACAATGGAGAAATTCTGATCGGTTTCCTACAGACAGACAAACTGTAGGTGCTACATCTTTACTAGGAAAACTGTACGTTTTTACTACAGATAGAATGTATGCTGTATCTGGTAACGACAGAGACAACATATCTATGCTTCCGGTAAGACGATCTGTAGGAGGAACAAATCAGAGAAGTATAGTAAACGTAGCAAATAGAAACTTGATTGTATGGCCTTGGCGTGGAAATTTTTATGAATTTGATGGAACCAACACAAGACTTATATCCAATAGGTTAGAAAGGCCTTTGGCAAACACTAGTGATTTTTTTAATGTAAATCAATCTCTTTTTGACAATATACAAGGAGTAAACATAGCGTCAGAGTCAAGGGTAAGTTTTTTAGTTGCAGCAAGAAATAAAACACAGAACACATTAGTATTAAATTATCACTATGACTTACGAACAGAAGACCCTAAAACGAAACAATCTATAGGTGCTTGGACTGTAGATGAGTATGACAGGAATTTTGCATACCTTGCTGTGTCAGTAGAAGATGAACAAGAAGTATTGTATGCCGGAGATTATGATGGCCATATATGCAGGTTAGATGTAGGAGATGCAGATGGTGATTCTTCTGAAGATGCAAATGATGGTAACGCTATAGTGTCAAGATATCAAACAGGACCATTTCATGGTGGACTTCCTGATGTAACGAAAAGATGGAGAGAAATCATTCCTGTCGTTGGTCAAACTTCTAGTGGAACTGTAACTATAAGTACCGCAGAGAATTGGGCTGGTAGTTTTATAACCGCAGATACTGTTGCTTTGACTACAGGAGGGTTTGCTTCCTATTGGGGAGTATCTAAATGGGGAGAAGGTCTTTGGGGAGCAGCGATATCGGTAATTAAACGATTATCTTTATCAAACCGAAGCGAAGCTCTTTCTATTAAGTTTTCTGATTCTAGCAAAGACCCTGCATGGCGAATCGATACTTGGGTATTGAGATTCCAGATACTACCTGGTCTAAGGAGATTCCCATAATGCCATCTAAAAAACTTATACCTCCTGTTTTTATACAAGATTTAACAGATGAGTTTGCTCCTTCTATTATTCACGAAAATGTTGAAAATATATATAACTTTTTAGATAGTCATTTTGAATGGGGATCAGCTACATCAAATACAGGAACTACTTTATCAAGAATTAAGTCGACAGATTATATTGTAAATATCACCCCTTTAGCAGAACCAGGAAGTGCGACAGTTACAAAAGCTACTGCTTCTTTTACTTACACAACAAGTGCAACAGTGGCATTTAATTATTTAGTTATTGGATCAAGTTAGGAGTTATTATGGGAACAGTTTCTCGCCCTTACACTTACACTGCTGGTGATGTTATTCAACCAGCCGAAGTTACAGATAACGAGACAACTTTATATA